TGCAGATGCTAAAGCCAAAAAAGCTAAAGACGATGAAACAGCTAGAGAGAATAAAAAAGCTGCTAAAGCTGCTGCAGATGCTGAAACTAAGGCTAAAGCAGATGCTAAAGCCAAAGCTGATGCAGATGCTAAAGACAAAAAAGCTAAAGACGATGAAACAGCTAGAGAGAATAAAAAAGCAAGTGCGGCTAGGGAAAAAGAGCTTTTAAATGCTATAAATGCGGGTAAAACTGATGAAGATAAAGTAAAAGCAAATAATGCAATGGTTTCTTACTTAAAAGAAACCGGGCAAACTAAAAGAGTAGCCCAGTATGAAACTGCGGCTCAAAATGCTAAGATTAAAATAGATAAAACTAAAGCTGATGCAGATGCTAAAGCCAAAAAAGCTAAAGACGATGAAACAGCTAGAGAAAACAATAAAGCTGCTAAAGTTGCTACAGATGCTGAATAGAAGGCTAAAGCAGATGCTAAAACCAAAGCTGATGCAGATGCTAAAGCCAAAAAAGCTCAAGACGCTGAAACAGCTAGAGAGAATAAAAAAGCGGCAGATGCTAAAACTAAAGCTGATGCAGATGCTAAAAAGAAATCTGATGCAGATACTAAAGCCAAAGCTGATGCAGATGCTAAAGCCAAAAAAGCTCAAGACGCTGAAACTAAAAAGAAGTCTGATGCTGATGCTAAAGCTAAAAAAGATGCTGATAAAAATAAAACTACACCTCCTGCTGGAGCTGCTAATACAGGTCTTGGTAATGGTGGCGGAGGTAATCCAGGACCAGGAGTCGGCGGTACATCACCCGTAGTAGTTACTCCTCCCGAAAAAACGGGGAATGACTCTGGTAGTTCCGGAGGTAATAACTCTGGTAGTTCCGGAGGTAATAACTCTGGTAGTTCCGGAGGTAATGACTCCGGTAGTTCCGGCGGTAATGACTCTGGTAGTTCCGGCGGTAATGACTCTGGTAGTTCCGGCGGTAATGACTCTGGTAGTTCCGGCGGTGATGACTCTGGTAGTTCCGGCGGTAATGACTCTGGTAGTTCCGGCGGTAATGACTCTGGTAGTTCCGGCGGTAATGACTCCGGTAGTTCCGGCGATACTTCTGCACCTGAAAAACCTAAAGAGCCTACAGAAGAAGAGGTCCTTGCAAAGAAGCGGGAAGATTGGAAGTCCCGTGAAAAGCAACAAGGCCGAGCATATGGTGGAGGAGACTCTACTGCTACTTTCTCTGAAGACACCAGTAAAAGCCGCTCAATTGGAAGAAGCACAACATCGCCTATAAATATTCAATCGCCTGATAGGACTTCTAGAGGGCCTGGGTACGAATCGCGTAAAAGTAACTTTGAGGTGGGACGTGGCTGAGGCTAAAAAATTTGGGCCCTATAAAGGTTCAGATGCTAATGGTGGAAGACCAATTTATGTTTACAAGAAAAAAGTAAACGGTAAATGGGTTACTACTTCTAAGAATAAAGCACGCGCTGATTATGAAGCTAAAAATGGTAAGTTGTCTAAAAAGGTTGATGTTGACCATAAAGACAATAATAAAAAAAATGACGGCGCAAAAAATCTTCGTGCAATGTCTCACGGCAAAAATGTTGCTAAGGAAAATAAGCGGCGAGCGGGTAAATAAGATATAAAGGTAGAAAATTTTTCGCGCTTAAGTTAAAATGTTTATAAAGCACAATATCTAAACGAAAAGAGTGTAAAGATGCCAGATATTAATACAGGAGGTATGAAAATACCTACTGCTTCTTCAGGAAGTATTTTAGCGGCTCTTTTTATGGGCACTCGTCGTCGTGGTCCTGGAAACGGTGTGACTAGTCGTTCAACAGATATTCGCACTCAAAAAGAGTGGTGGCAGAACCAAGAGCAACTTGAATATGCTAAGAGCCAATTGCGTATGCAAGAACACTCTCATAGAGCTAGCATTGATGCAAGTACTGATGTTCGCAGAAGCGACCTTAGAATGCAAGAAAAGCAGCAACAGCATGAACATGCTACTGCGGCGGCTGAACAAAATTTAAGTCACACGCAATCTTTATATGAAATGTTGCTTGATACAGGTGGTAGTGCACGGGCCGGTCAGTCTAGTGTAAGCGTTCCTGTAAAGAAGCAATCAGAAAATGGCGCTACTCCAGATAATGCTAATACAAATACTGCATTTGTTCAGGACAATCAACACCCAGAACCTGCGGATATTCAAGGTGTAGACACGAATGAAGAACCTGCTGCTGTAACTACTCCAACTGCTAGAGATAACATGCCTGATATGCCGTGGTTGGAAGGGGCTGGTAAGAAACGTAATAATACTGCAAAAAAACTTGCTCCTAAAAAGAAGGATGCATCAGGATTAGCATCTTTGGAACGTGGTCGCAAAGAATATAACTCTACAGAAAAAACTAGTATTTCAGAAGAGCCTATGGGAGAAGCCACAGGTCTTGAAATGAGAAAAGCTTCAGATTCTTTAGACCCAATAGCTTCAGCTAAAAGAAATGCCTCTACTGACTTTTTAAATAATATTTTAAATAAAGGCCCTAGTGCTGAGGCGCAAACAGGTTCTGTAGAAATGCCACGTCGCACTAGTTCTAAAAAATCAAAAGGCGCTATAAATGAATAAACCAAAGCCTTCTCTTAAAAAGAATGCTGACGCTCGTAAAGAACGAGATAATCTTACGCGTGCCACCGGAGCTAAACGGGGTAAAAAAACAAATGCTGTCCAATGGAACCGTTGGACTCCGTAATGAATGACCGTTCAAAAGAATTTGGTAAACCTTTAGAAAAACCAGTAGAGGTAAAAGATTCTCGCTTTGGTATACATAGGATGTTCTTAACATCACAAGAGCATCCCAGAATAAAGGTTTACATGAATGCAGGGCGGGGGCCTAACGGAGAGCACCAGAGTTGATTAAGAAGCAAAAACCCGCAAAAAATATTGGGTTACATCAAATCAACAGAACTGGCTCTGGGCCTATGCAAGATAAAAGAACAAAAAGAAATCGCTCTAGAAGTGAATCCTTACGAAATTCTATAAAAGAATCCCGAGAACTCTGATAAGATTTATTTATGGCTAAAACACCAGCATGGCAGCGTAAAGCTGGGCAGAATCCTAAAGGTGGATTAAACTCTAAGGGTCGTGCCTCTGCTAAAGCTCAAGGGCATAATCTAAAAGCGCCTGTCAAGGGTAGCCCATCAGGGCCCGAAGAGATGCGCCGTAAAGGCTCATTTCTTACTCGTATGGGTAATAGCCCGGGGCCGGAGCATAAGCCTAATGGTGAACCGACGCGTCTTTTATTATCGCTCCAAGCCTGGGGTGCTAATTCAAAAAGTCAAGCTAAAACTATGGGCAAGCAGTGGCTTGACCGTTATCATAACCAGGAAGGTAAATAATGCCTGCAACTAGTACTAGCGCAGTATCTGTTTATCACGGAACTACTAGCGCTACCACATCAGATGTAGATGTCATAACTATGACTCAATCAACGGATGTTGTTGAAGTAAGAAATAGAAACGCATCGGGCAACTTATTTGTTAGGGTGGATGGTGTAGCCCCAGTTGCACTTGCTAAAGAAAATTATATTGTCACTGCGTCTGGTACTACTTTGATATCAACACGCAGAGCTGATTTAAGTTCGTCAATTGTTGTTCGTCTTATTTCTGATACAGCCAGTCTTGTTTATAGTATTACAATGAGATAATTTTTATTGATAATAAAAATTATAGTTTAGCCAGCCTTATACAAAAAGGTTGGCTAAACTTATTTATGGCGCCTAAATGTGCGCTTCTTCTCTAGAGAAAAGGTAATTAAAATGGCTGGAAATTTTGACTCTAGCGTGTCATTTATTGAAGTGCCGTTGGTTACTGCTGGAAATGCTAACGCAATCACTACAGCATCTGCAGCGCAAACCCTCACAACTTCCGCATTCACCCTGCCCTTCGATGTAGAAATCGTCGGTATCAGCGCTCGTGGCACCGGTGGTGCTGCAGCAACTAACGGCGCAGGTGTTCTTGCAATTAACCTGTACAACGGTTCTACCTCGGATGAAACCACGCTTATGTGGTCAACCACGGGTACCGCTAACTCCCGTACTGTTTCATCTATCCGTATTGACCAGGGTGTTGTAACTGTTACAGCTTCTGGCGCTCACGGATATGTTGCTGGTCAGGAAGTCACCATTTCGGGTGTTACTGCTGACACTGCCGGTGTTCTTACAGCAAACATCCTTGCTGGAATCAATGGTGCGCAGACTGTTACGTCGGTTCCTAGCACCACGACTTTCACCTTTGGTCCGCTGAAGCAGGCTGCGCTTTACGACGGCACAACCGGTTTTTGGAAGTTTACGGTTCCTTCAGTTGCTCCAGCTGCTGGTAACTGCCTTCTTACAGAACAGCTTCTTGTTTCGTGGACTGCCGCTAACAGCCTTGCTATTGGTGACACTGCAGGTGCTCCTGATAGAACTGTGCAGAATGGTTACTACGGCGACCAGGTTACTCCAAAGTACCAGTCCCGTGGTTTTGTTCCCGCTGGTAACGTTGTTACCCCTTGGGTCAAGCTCCTCACGACTGCCTATGCAGACAATTCGGCAGCTTTGACATCTACGCAACAGCCTTCGCAGGTTGTTCTGCAGATTGCTGTTCGTAAGGCCTAATTACTCAAAACAAAAGGCCCCCTGGATTTCCGGGGGGCCTTTTGTTATTTTGTCATCTTTTTTATAATATCATCAATATAACTAGACATAGGTTTTGGTCTGGGTAATCCAAATTCTTTACGCAATTTTTTACGCTCTGAGTAAGTAGTTGCTCCCCATACTCCTTGTACATCATTTGCTAGTGCGTAATCTAAACAAGGTTTTGTGAACATACATTCATTGCAAATTTTCTTTGCCTTTGGAACTTTTTCTCCCATTTCTGCGCGGGATTCATAAAAAAATAACTCCGGGTCTACTTGCGCACATAATTGTGAGCCATCAAATCCAGGAGCTTTAGTACCAGTGATGCTTTCTCCAATGTCTCCACGCTGCACAGGGGCTCCCATATCTTCTCTCAATGTAGCGCAACCCATACTTAATTTGCAAGGCTGCGTCGGATGTCTTTTTGACTTTGTAATTGTGCCATGTTTGCGGCATAAACTGTGCGATACCATATGCTCCAGACCGCTTATTGCGGGCCCTAGGATTGAAATGGCTTTCCTGAGTCCATAGCTTATCTAAACATTTCCATTCAAGCAAATTGTGACCGCGTGAACGAGATGCTCTTCTGGCTATTTCTTTTGGCGTAAGAGATTTGTTTTTTATTACAGGTTTACTGATAGTTGGTTTAGGAGTAGGTTCAGCTTTTGCTTCAGCCGTGTACGGTACTGTTACAAGTGTTAAGACTGCACAGAAAATAATTGCGCTAAGTTTTTTCATGTAACCTCCTTAGGTCATCTTTCTAGTGTACCTAACACTATTGCGTAACTTATGTCAAGTTCGCTTCTCCAACACAAACAAATATCTGGTATAAATATATTAGTGGTATTTAATAGTAGAACTTTTTGTGCAAAAATTAACTTCTACTGTTAAGGATTGTAATGAGCACTTTATTTAAAACTATTCCAATCCGTATGCTTGCAGTGTTTTTACATTCAGCTCTGGCGGTTATTGGTGCAGGGTCTATTATTGGTATTAGCGCAGTTAAGTCCGCGTTGATTGCAGGTGTCACAGGCGTAGCACAGGTGCTACAAGCATTAACTAAGGGTTATATTGACGACGGGGTTTTAGATGATAACGAAATTAATTCAGCGTTTAGTTTAATTGGCGAAGAAAAATGAAAGACATGGTATTACAAGCTATAAGCGTAGGAATAGAAATTGTAGTTTTTATTTGGGGTATAGCCGCGTTTGTTTCAAAAATTAATTTGCGGTTGGACAGAATAGAATCAGAATATAAACCTAATCATGGTTCTAGTTTAAGAGACGCAATAAATAGAATTGAACAAAAATTAGCAAAATTAGAGGGCAGGTTTGAGCAACACGTCGATGAGACTGAAGAGTAAAATTAAATAGTAAGAGTCCCCAATAGTTAGGACGGATATGAGCAGTAATCTTCAAACCGTTATTCAGGGCTACTTGTATGCAGGTGTTTCTGCCGCAGCAGCGCTGTGGATGAGCGGCGTGCATGACTTTAAAACTATCGGAGTTGCTGCCGTTACGGCAGTTGTAGGACCACTTCTTCAGGTAATTAACCCCAAAGATGGAGCCATTGGCGTTGGAGCTGCCTCAGCAGTTGTCGAGCCCTCGGCAGAATAGTACCCAAAATAGGCAGGGAGTGTATGAGCTCCCTGCCTATTTTTATTGTATAATAAAAGGAACTTTAACTTAGGCGGTGCATATGTACGTTATTAAAAAGGTAGCTGCTAGGCAAGGTCACCCAGTTCCAAGTTCCGCCAGTTATGCTCAAGGGCCTTTTCCAAGAGAACTATTTGCATCTCCTGAAGTAATAAACCCATATACATCAGATGTTGAAGATAATTTTGAGTTCTCAAATAGTAATGAAGATGAATGGTTTTTGTGTTACCACTGTGATGAAGCTATTTATTATTTAGAACTAAACGACCACGAGTGTGAATAATGCCTGCTCCTTATGATGACCTCAATAGTGACCCTTTAAATCCAGAAGATTTTGACCCTACATATGATTTGGACCCCGGTATCGGTACTGATTTTGCAAAATTAATTCTTAAAGGTACCTCTACTACAAATCCTCGTAGGCCAAGAACTATTGCTGCCGGGTACGACTCTAAAAAACAAATAATGACAGTTGTGTTTAGAGATAACACTTGGTGGAATTACTATGAAGTTCCGCAGAATGTATGGGATGGGTTTACAGCGTCTCATTCTAAAGGCGAATTTTTATTTAAAAATGGTTTTGATTCTGGTGAGTATGACATGGGCCCTGTAAACCGTGCAACACAGAGCAGCCGACAGTTAACAATGCTAGACTGGGTTGTAAAACAATCTCGGGAAGTTCAGTACCACTCACAAGGTCTTCAGGCTTATGGAGACGTACGTAGACCTGAATCTTTTGCAACCGAAGATTTATCTCCACAATTCAGAGAGGGACAATGAAATCTATCGGACCACTATATGTTGATAAAGTTGTGTACAATATTTTAGGCAAAAAACCTTTATCAGAAATTGGTTGGAGTCAGGAAACAGAAGAGCCTTTTAGAACCGGTAAATGTTTGGTGCTAAGAGTTCCTCTAACTAAATTAGCTTTTGCTTTTGGTATTTGGGGGCCTCCGGCATTTAATCCAGATGAGGCTTTGGGTAAAATATTAGGCTCAAGAATATTAGATGTAGAATTAGATGAGGTGAGATACTGGTGAAGTTGTTTAAAAAGAAACCAATTACTAAACCTTTTCCAGAAAGACTTGCTAAAAGAGTTTCAAAGATACCCACAGCTGACCTTGCTTCTTGGGCAGAACAAGCATTAAATGAAATAAATCGTTGCATGGCTAAGTATCAGTCTACACAAGAACGTTTATATCTTGATGAAGCACTAAATGGCGCTGAGGCTCTTAACGCTGTTATTTCAGAACTACACAAAAGGTATATATTATGAGCGCAGAATTATATGATGATGATGACATTGAAGCGCTTGAAGATGCAATTGATGAAGATGATGAGCTTGATGAGTTATCAAAAGAGTTTGTAAATAAACTAATTGATAAAATGATGAAATTCATGGCTGCCCTTGTCGGGCACGATTTACACCCATATCAAAAACCGCTAGCTCGCCGCATTATTGAATCTGTACTCATTAATGATGGTGAAGAAGTAACTGCTCTTGCTGCCCGTCAGTCTGGTAAATCTGAAACTATTGCCAATACTGTTGTGACTTTAATGGTGTTACTTCCTAAATTGGCAAAAATGTATCCTGAATTATTAGGTAGATTTAAAGACGGTATTTGGGTTGGCATGTTTGCCCCTGTTGAGGGTCAGGTAGAAACCCTGTTTGGTAGGGCGATTAATCGGCTCACAAGTGAGCGCGCATTGGAAATTCTAGGGGACCCAGAGATTGATGACTCTCTTGGCAAAGTTCCCGGTGTTACGCGACAAATTAGATTAAAGAACTCTGGGTCAAATCTTATGATGATGACCGCTAACCCGCGCGCAAAAATTGAATCTAAGTCTTTCCATCTTATTGTTATTGATGAGTGTCAGGAAGCTGATGATTTTGTTGTTTCAAAATCTATCAGCCCAATGCTTGCATATTATTCTGGAACAATGGTCAAGACTGGAACCCCTACTACCAGCAAGAACAACTTCTACCGGTCCATTCAACTTAATAAACGACGCCAAACTGGGCGCGGTAGGCAAAACCATTTTGAATGGGATTGGCGAGAAGTATCAAAAGTAAATGAAAATTATGCCCGCTTTATTAAAAAAGAAATGCTTAGAACGGGTGAAGACTCCGATGAGTTCCAAATGTCTTATTGTTGCAAGTGGTTACTTGAACGAGGCATGTATGTAACTTCACAAGTTATGGAAGAGCTCGGGGATACAAGCCAAGAAATTGTTCGCTCCTATTTTAGGTCTCCTGTTGTAGTTGGTATTGACCCTGCTCGTAAATTGGACTCCACTGTAATTACTGTGGTATGGGTTGATTGGGATAGGCCGGATGAGTTTGGATACTACGACCACAGAATATTGAATTGGTTGGAAATCCAAGGTGATGATTGGGAAGACCAATACTTCCAGATTGTTAATTTTTTATCGGCTTATAATGTTTTTAAAATCGGTGTGGACGCTAATGGCGTTGGAGATGCCGTTGCACAGCGCTTAAAGCTACTTTTACCGCGTGCAGAAGTTATATCTGTAACGAGCAGCCTTTCTGAACAATCTAAGCGCTGGAAGCACCTCAAGGCCCTTATTGACCGGCGTATGGTGGGGTGGCCTGCTCATGCTAAGACTCGCAGGTTGCGAACATGGAAGCGTTTCTATCAACAAATGACAGATTTGGAAACAAAATTCCAAGGCCCAAACTTTTTAGCACAAGCCCCTGACGAGCCTCACGCTCATGATGATTACGCGGATTCTTTATCTATTGCATGTGCTTTGACATTAGATATGACAATGCCTGAAGTAGAAGTTTCTAGTTCACCGTTTTTTAGTTAAATAATGAGCCTATAATTTAAATGAGGTACCTCAATCCTTAAGGAGTAAGTAATGAACAACATCGCACCCGCCCCGGCATTTCCGGAGCGTCCAGGAACTGTGTATGACCGCAAAATGAGCGCTGCCGTTCCTGGCCAGCGTGGCCCACTTCGTTTTGAAGAGGGTGTTGCGACTGATACTGATGTCCCTAACAACTTCCAAATTGGGGCTATGCAGGGCTACGGCTCTGCCCCAGGTCGCATGAACCACAACATGAACGTGTTTGAGAAGCCAGCTGAGGAAACTATGGCTGAGCGTGCTCACGTTGGTTCGGCTGCTTGGGTGGAAGCCCCTACAGTTCTTCAAGAGTTTGCAGGCGACGCGTTTGCTGACCACGGCGAGAACGTGTTTGAGGAAGTTGTGCGTAGCGGAGCCCACGCTATGCGTTTGAACCCTGCTGTCGTCCACGACTGATTGCTGCGACCCCCGGCAGGTGTAAATCTGCCGGGGGACGGTAAGGATTAATAATGCCATATATTCGTGGTCAAGAGGTCCAAGAAGGGCCTAAGCAATATCCAGCTAACCCAAAAATGTGGAACATGCTTATTGCGCAAGCTAGGGCTCGTTTTAACAAGTGGCCGTCACCTTCTGCTTCTCACTGGGTACACGCGCATTACATGCAATTGGGTGGAAAATTTGTAGATAAGAAATCTCAAGTGGACCCAAAAATGCGTGATTACAAGCAAGAAGCAATTGATAAAAAAGAAGCTGACGCTAAGAAAAAGATTAAAAAACCTATTGGTAAAAACACTTGGAATGGCAATCGGTTTCGCGGCTAACCTTGTGATAAGATTTAGTCTAATATTAAACTAAAGGTGGTAAGGTGAGTATTGATTTTTCGCCCCCTAGTTATAGGGCCGCGTCGTCAGACCTTACTATTTCTATTTCTCCTCTTGGCCTTGTTGAGTTGGCCGATGAAGAATTTGAGGTTCACGGTCCTCGTCTAAATCGTTACTCTCTTAACTGGGCGATGTATTTGGGTCACCATACTTCGTATCGCCGTCAAGCTGGCGAAACCCAAATGATTATGAATTATTATCGCGCTTTTACAGATTATATGATTAACTTTGCTTTTGGTCACGGTGTTGGGTTTCGTAGTCCAAAAGCTACTGAATCTATTGTTCCTGATTTGCTTGAACGTGTATGGGAAGTAGATAACAACAAGCCTACTGTTCTTTGGGAAATTGGTCAGCAGGGCGGGGTTTCTGGCGATTGCTTTATTAAAGTTGCCTATGAAGAACCTTATGAAGATAGTGCAGGCCATTATCACCCAGGCCGTGTGCGTATTCTTCCTTTAAACTCTTCTTTTTGTTTCCCGGAGTTTCACCCACATGACCGTGAACGTCTTATCCGTTTTAAACTTAAGTATCGTTTCTGGGGCACTTCGCTTGAAGGAACCCGTCAGGTGTTTACATACACTGAGCTTTTAACGGAAGATGTAATTGAAGAGTACATTAATGATGAACTTATTGATTCTCGCCCTAATCCGCTTGGTGTTATCCCTGTTATTCATATTCCTAACATTCGTGTTGCTGGTTCTCCATGGGGTTTGTCGGACTGTTATGACATTATTCCAATTAACCGTACCTATAATGAAATCTCTACTGACGTCGCGGATATTATTAATTACCATGCCGCCCCGGTCACGGTCATTATTGGGGCAAAAGCAAACCAATTAGAAAAGGGCGCCAATAAAGTTTGGGGCGGTCTTCCTAAAGATGCAAAGGTAGAAAACCTTGAGGGGGGTGCCCAAGGACTTCAGGGAGCAATGCATTTTCTTGAAGTTATAAAGCGCTCAATGCATGAATTAACTGGTGTTCCTGAAACCGCGCTTGGTCAAGCGCAACCTATTTCTAACACTTCTGGTGTGGCTCTTTCTATTCAATTTCAACCTTTGATGAATAAATATCACCAAAAAATTATTCAATATGCGTATGGGTTACAAAGAGTTAATACTCTTATTTTGCGGACTCTTGCGTTAAAAGAACCTGACCAATTAACATGGAACCCTGAAGTAGACATGGTGTTAAAGCCCGGGCAAGTTGAAAGACTTGATGTCAATGACCCAATTAGCTACCGTTCTTATGTCCATTTCCCACCGCCATTGCCTTTGGACAAACTTATTGTGCTTAATGAAATTCAAACAAAGATGTCTTTGGGGCTTGAATCTAAGAGCGGTGCTCTGCGTGCTCTTGGTGAAGACTTCCCAGATGAAAAGTTGGAAGAAATCCGCACAGAAATAATTGACGATGCTAAGTCTGATGGGGCAGTCAAACTAGTGCAGACAATGGTTGAAAATGAAATTATGCAACTTTCTCAGATGACTATGGCTGGAGTGGCAGCGGGAGCAGCACAACCTGCTGAAGGTGGTGCTCCAGGAGCTCCTCAACCTGCGGGAGGTGGAGCACCTATGGCTCCAATGATTAATCTTCAAGACCCATTGTCACCAGCAATGCAGCAAAGCGAACAGCAACTTAGAACTGCGCTTGTTACTAAAGCTTACGGAACTAAACTCGCTCAAAGAAAAGTTCCGCAAGATTATGAAAAGTAAAAGATTTTAAATAGATTTTTTACTTTTTATAAGGCAAAATAGAATATGTAAGAAAACTACGTTTGGTCATATGTGCTACGGGCTTAGCCCAACTGGATAAAGACCCCAATAAAAGTGAGGATAATCATGGCAACAAACTCTGCAAACGCTGATGCCTTCGCGGCTGAAGCAGGAGCGACTCCGGTTGTAGCTGGCGTTGACGCCTCTGCTGCTACAACTTCTACCTTCCCTACAAACACAACAAATACTACGCAAGTTTACACTGCAGATGATTTGGCTCGTATTAGAGCGCAGGAGAAGGACAAGCTTTATCCTCAGATTGACAAACTGAAGGAAGAGCTTGAAGCTCTTAAGCGTTCTCAGGCCGATAGAGACGCTGCTATTGCAGCGGAAGAAATTGACCGAGAAGCTAAAAGAGCTGAAATGGCTAAGAAGAAGCAAGAAGAAGAAATGGAACTTCGTGAACTTCTTAAAGTCAAGGAAACTGAGTGGAACGAGCAGTTGGAACGTGAGCGCCAAGAACGCGGGCGTGCCTTTGCTCTTCTGGAGCGCGAAAAAACCTTTGCAGAAGTGCAGAATTACCGCCAGACTAGAATTGAGCAAGTTCGGGATAATATTATTCCGGAATTGGTTGATTTGATTCAAGGTAATACTGCCGAAGAGATTGACACAAGTATCGCAGGGTTGCAGGAACGCTCTTCCCGCATCCTTGAGTCGGCGCAGCAGGCAATGCAAAGCGCACGACGAGACATGACGGGGACGCGGGTAACCGCTCCCCAAGCCGGACCTTTGGACATCAATACGGGCAACAGACAGTTTACGGCTGATGAAATTGCAGCCATGCCGATGAACGAATATGTGAAGTACCGCCAGCAGTTACTGAGCGATAAGGCTCAGGGCCGCTCCCAGGGACTGTTCGGGTAATCCCCCCAAAATAAAAACCTTAATTAAGGAGTCATTGTGGCTAGTGGTATTACCGGTACCGGTGTGTTGGCGGCTTCCCCGACAGCATATTCCGGCACCAATTCGCAGCTTACTCAGTCGATTCAGACTATCTGGTCGAAAGAGATTCTGTTCCAGGCGATGCCTATTCTTCGCTTTGAGCAGTTTGCAGTAAAAAAGACCGAACTGGGTGTTGCCCCGGGTCTGCAAATTAACTTCATGCGTTACAACAACCTCGGCTCTGCGAGCCCGTTGGTTGAAGGTGTGCGCATGTCCACCAACGCCTTGACCGCGCAGCAGTTCTCCATCACGGTGACTGAGCACGGTTACGCGCTTGCGGTGTCCGAGCTTCTGCTCAACGCGTCTTTTGATGACGTGATGGCTTCGGCTTCACGCCTCTTGGGTCGTAACATGGCTATCTACCTTGACAACTTGTCTCGCGACACGCTGTACAACGCCACCTCGCAGATTTGGGGTGAATACCGTGGTGGTATTGGTACTACCCCAGGTTACAACGCTTATGCAGCTGGTACCACGGCGACCAGCAATGCAACCCTGACCGGTCAGTCTTATTTGACCCCAAACACGGTCAAGGATGCTGTTGAGGCACTGGCAACCAAGAACATTCCGAGATTAGGCGAGACCTACGTGGCTTTCGTTCACCCTCACCAGAGCCGTCGTCTCCGCGACACTGCTGAGTTCATCGAGGTCACGAAGTACGCTGCTCCAGGTAACTTCATGCTTGGTGAAATTGGTCGCCTTTACGACACCGTGTTTATTGAGACCACCCAGGTCCGCAAGGTTCCGAACGGTGCTGGTAACGGTTGGACGGCTGACACCGCTGTAGCCAACCCAGTCGTGCTGCCAGGTGGTGGTTACACCACTCCAAACACGCTGACCGGTAACGCATCTGGTGGTTCAGCTGGTACCAACCTTGCCGGTGACCGCTACGACGCCATCTTCATTGGTGACAACGCGTTTGGTCACGCAATCTCGCTCCCAGTTGAGCTCCGCGATGGCGGTATTCTTGACTTCGGTCGTGAGCACGCGCTGGCTTGGTACTCCATCTTTGGCCTTGGTCTCATTACCGACCAGTCGATTATCGTCGCTTCGACGAACTGATTTAAACCCTCTAGGGTTTAAATAGACCAGAGGGGCTGGTAGACTTGTTCCCAGCCCCTCTGGTCATCTTTACAGACACTAATTAGGAGAATATTATGGCAAACGCCAAGAAGCCCGGTGATGTTACCGGCAAAGTTCGAGACCAGCTTCAACGAGACGCTATCGAAGAACAGCAAAATAGAGCGACAGAAATTACTATGGCTACCGCTCAAGCCCAAGTTGCTTTAGAGACAGAAGTTATTGATGCGACTTCTCCAAAGCAAGCAGAAATTATTGTTGAGGAAACTACTGTAGTTTCTGCAGATGATGAGTCTGTTGTTATTCGCGTTGTAGAAGATATTGACGCAATGAATTTTGGCGCAGGTAATTATTACAGCTTCAGGGCTGGCCAGAAATATAAGGTGGCTAAGGTACTTGCTGCCCATCTTAAGTCAAAGGGTTATTTAGCTAACTCTCTGTGACATTAAATAAGCGAGGCCCTGACAGTTTGTGTTGGGGCCTCGCTTTTGTTTTAAACAGACTTTTGTTAAGTTTTTTGGCATTATGTATATATAGGTTTAGGAGTGTAAATGGCTACGCTTTCTGCGTTGACTGACCGTGTTCGTTTAGAGCTCGGGGATTTGCCAGCACAATTTACAACCGTTTTACAAGGTGACGGTTCTACTAAAGACTTTTATTTAAAAGTTAAACCTGTTGAATCTGCGTACTTAGATGTTAAGCGTATTGTAGGAACATCTACTACAACCTTGGCTCAAGGAACAGATTTTACTGTGGAAGAAGACTTGGGCATGATTCATCTTACAAATGCCCCTGTTGCAACAGCAACTGTTAGTGTTTCAGGTACTCATTACAGATATTTTTCTGACACTGATATTTCTGGTTTTGTTAATACTGCTGTGGCACAGCATACGTATAACCGCACAGATGCGTATGGGCGTCAAGTAACTATCGCTCTTATTCCTTATATTGAAGAGTACCCTGTATCAGTTCTTGCTGCTATTGAAGCCTTATGGGCTCTTGCAACAGACGCTGCTTTTGATATTAATATTTCTGCGCCTGATGGTGTTCAAATTCCTAGAGGTCAACGTTTTGCCCAATTAAGTCAAATTATTGCTCAGCGTAAAGAACAATACAGTGAAATCTGTAAACAATTAAATATCGGCTTATGGCGTATTGAAATGGGTACTCTTCGTCGTATTAGCCGCACTACTAATAAATTGGTACCTGTTTATGTGCCACAGGAAATTGATGATTCTCGTAAACCTGAAAGAGTGTACCTGCAAAACGATTTGATGGGCCGCACTCCTGTTCCATCTACTGCATCCGTCTACGACATTGTGCTTATGCAGGGCGACTCATGGGAAGCAACTTTTGATTTTCCAGATAGTTTTGAAGCATTGGGTGATTTTATTATTTCGGCCCAAGTACGTACCTATCCAGAGTCTCCTACAATTGTTGCAACCTTTACTACAGCAATAACAGATATTAATTTGCGCAAATTAAAATTGTCTTTGACTTCAGCTCAAACCCAGAATTTCCCATTGAAGTCTTACTGGGATTTGCAGTTTAAGAAAGTTACTGATGGTGTAACTACGTTTGAACAAACTTATATTAAAGGTCTTGTATTTGCTGATAGGCAGGTAACAGATGTCTGATGAAATTATTGTTACTCCTCCTGCTGCCAATCAGGTCGCAGTAACTATTGCAGGTGCCCCAGGGCCTACGGGTGCTACGGGTGCTACCGGAGCAACGGGTGCTACAGGGGCCTCTGGTGTTATCTCTGTAACTTCCCCTATAACTAATTCGGGCACATCTACTTCAGCCCAAATTGGTATCAACCAAACTGCGCTATCTATTTCTCCATCACAAGTGACTGGTACTGCTGCCGTACTTGGTTCTAATACTTTTACTGGGAAACAAACACTCCCATCATCAACACTCTCCAATGCATCTTTAAATATTGGTGGCTCGGGGATATCTCCACTAAGCCCAATTAATGGTGATATTTGGGTTCGTTCTGGTGGAAATTTTGCTTGGAGAGGTGCTGGTACAACTTACAATGCTGCTCCTTTAGACTCCCCCACATTTACTGGTACAGTATCTGCATCTGTAATTTCCGCAACTAATATGACTGTCTCGGCTTCGGCGACTGCGGCCACGGATGTAACTAATAAAACTTATGTCGATACAATTTCAACGGGTATTAATGCCCACGATGCCGTTAGCTACGCCAGCACTAGCGGAGATACAGCAACAATTCTGGCCGATGCAAATGTTACTTATAACAATAATGGTACTGGTGCTGGTGCAACCCTTACCAATGCTAATGCCAGCAGAGCGGCTTTAGTACTTGATGGGTACACCTTCACAGGTACGGACGCAACTAATGCCGTTCGTGTACTTATTAAAGACGCCGCAACTTCCGCCTACAATGGTATTTACACGGTAACTAATCAAGGTTCCGCCTCAGTTAATTGGGTTTTGACCCGCGCAACTGATAGCGACCAGCCACCGGAGTTAGCCGCTGGTGATTTTACTTATGTTTTAAACGGAAATACTTTGGCCAAATTTACGTTTATTCAAACGTCTAAAATAACTACAGTAGGTACTGACGCCATTACTTGGACGGTTCTTGCAAACGGTAACTTTGGCTCTGTTGTAGCTGTAAATCAAGGTGGAACCGGGGCCACTACAGCCGCTCTTGCGCTTACTAGTTTGGGTGGAGCGTCGCTAACTACTGCTAATACTTTCACCGCAGCACAAACCATCACCCCATCGTCGGGTACAGCGGCAACAATCAACGCGGCAAGTAGTGCGATTGGTGTTGTCGTCAAAGCCAATGCAACAACCCCGGGCAACTTGCAAGAATGGCAAGACTCTAACGGTACGGCTCTTGCCCTCATAGGTTCGTCGGGTCGTTTGTTATTGCCCCGTGGCACAACGCACTCCATTGGCCCTGCCGTGTCCAATACCTCATGGACAGTGAACACAGGCAACGACACCAACATCGGAATCGTCAGCAAGGCCA